CTGGAGCCAACTGGCGGAGCTGACCGGTCAGGCGTTTGCGGCTGACGAGGCGGCGCTGCTGCCGGAGTCGGGGCGGCTGGTGCGCTCGATCCCGTTTCGGCCCAGGGGCAAGCGCATTGAGGGCCAGTTTGGCAATCTGCGCCATTGGCTGGGCTGGTGGCTGGGCTATGTGGGCGGCAACCGCATGACGAAGAAGGTGGCCAACCTGGGCCACGCCCCGGCCCCCAGCAATTTTTATGAGGTGCAGCAGTGGCTGGCCAATGAGCTGGCGGACTACCACGTGACGCCGCAGCCGGGGGCTGAGCACATGGCGGGCCTGAGCCCGCAGCAAAAGATCGACGCCTGTATGCAGGCGGGCTGGAAGCCGGCGCGCATCGAGCGCGAGGCGCTGATGCTGGCTTTTGCCGACCGCGATACGCGGGTGGTGGACCGGGGGGCGATCAATTTTGGCAGCCGCACCTGGACGGCGGATTTTTTGATGGGCGTGCATGGCCGGGTGACGGTGGCTTGCCCGCGCATTGCCGCGCCGGAGTTTGATTGTTTGTTCGTCTGGGGCCGCGATGGGCGGTTTCTGGGTGTGGCGGCGCCGGAGCGGGTGTTTGGCGTGCTCGATGCCGCTGGCGCGCAAGAGGCGGATCGGCGGCGGCGCACGCTCAAGCTGCTGATGGCAGACAAGGTGAAGGAGGCCGGCGGGCCGCTGGATGTGCGCGAGACGGCGGGCTTTAGGGCGCAGGTGCTCGGATTGGATGCGACGCTGGCCCGCGCCGATGCGGCGGCGGTGCAGGTGGAGCTGAGCGATGAGATGCGGCGCATGGCGCAGGCAAGGGCGCAACTGGCGGACTCGACGCTGGCGCTGATGCGGCGCGCCGATGCGGCCAAGGATGCGCAAAAGCTGGCGCGGCTGGTGTTTGAGACCGAGGACGAGGCCGCAGCGCGCGCGATGGGCTTCTAGATTTTGGAGCCTGGCGCAGCGGTGCAAACGCCGCGCCAGGGTTTGTGGTGAGGGCCATTACGGAAGGGCAATTATATGACTGAGAGCAAAACGCGGGAAATCCGCAAGACCAAATACGTGAGCGAGGCGATCAAGCTGGCCGAAATGGCGCTGGCGGCCGAGAACCCGATTGCCGAGATTGTGGGGCCGGCTGGCACGGGCAAAACCTACGCCGGTAGGGCGGTGGCGCAGCAGTTTGGCGCAAAGCGGGTGGCGGCCTGGGATGGCATGAGCAAGCACCAAATGGCGGTGGAGATTGCTGCCGCTTTTGGCCTGCAAGGGCCTGGGGTGGTGGATCAGCTGCTGCGCCAGCGCGCCGAGCCGCAGACGCAGGGGCGCACCCTGATTGTGGTGGATGAGGCCAATAAATTGAGCTGGCGCGTGCTGGAGTTGCTGCGCTACCTGGCCGACGAATGCAATGTGGCGGTGCTGCTGATTGGCACCGAGATGTACGAGCGCAAATTTACCGATGCGCGCACGCACTCGCTGCTGGTGCAACTGGGTAGCCGAATTGGGGCCAAGCGGGTGGCGACGCAGCATCTGGACCGGGCCGAGACCTATGCGCATGTGATTCGGACGCATTTTGGCGAGGTGTCGGATAAGGAGCTGGTGACGCAATTCTGGACGGGCTGCCGCCGGGGCAATTACCGCGAAGCGATGGAGCTGGCGGCCGAGTGCCGCAGCATCATGGCCACGAATGCCATGCAGAGCCTGACGCCAGCGGTGCTGGAGCTGGCAATCAAGTGGATGGCCAATAAGGGGGCCGATGGGCCTAACGGAGTGAGCGCATGACGGTCTCGCTGGCAGAGGCGGCGCTGGTGCTGGGCTGCCATAAGAGTGCGGTGAGCAAGATCCGCAACAACTGCTACCCGCAGAGCGAGCTGGTGCAGCGCTACCAGGCGCTGGAGCGGCTGATTGAGGCGCAGCGCCGGGCGGCGGCGCTGGACTCGGGGACGATTTGCAGCGCCTGCCCACGCCAATCGTGCTCGGGCTGCCGGGTGGCTGAGCTGATCGGATGAAGGTTTTGAGGGTGTGCAAGGTGCCCGCTGGCCGGCGGGTGGTGCAATGAATTTTGGAGTATCACATGGCTAAAGCGAAAGAGAAACTGATGGCCCCGGCGCTGCCGCAGGGCTGGATTGAGGCGGGCGGCGAGCGCGTGGGCGCTGCGGGCGACGCGCTGGTGGAGGCGGTGCTGGAGGCGTGGCAGATCAAGCAAGACATCGATGCCCGCGAAGCGGACTACGCGCTCTGGGTGCAAGAGATCAAGCTGCGGCTGGGGCGCGTGGGCACGGTGGTGGTGCCGGGCGTGTGCCGGGCGATCTACAGCGAGCCGCAGCGCGTGTCGATCACCGACGTGGAGGCGCTGCGGGCGCTGCTGGGCGAGCGCTTCGGCGATCTGGTGAAGCTGGAGGAAAAGGTGGGTTGCACCGATGCGCTGCTGAACATGGCATCTGATGGCGACGACCCGCAGGGCCGCCTGGTGCGCACGCTGCTCAAGGTGAGCACGGGCAGCAGCGTGCGGATGCTGGCCGACGCCCCCGCCAAAAAAACCAAAGCCGCGCGGGAGGCTGTATGAGAGCCGATGACTCTTTGCCGATCGGGATGATCGAATCGACGGAGCGGTGGCCGGGCTTACCACGCAGGGTCGAGGTGGGCGGCGCGGGCGGCGCCAGTGCGGCGGCGGCGCCAAAGGCTGCGCCGGTGGTGCAGCGGCGCGGCAGCGAAGTGGTCTACAGCTTCGACTCCAGGGGCTGTCTGCTGCTCGCGCGTGGCGAGGAATCGGTGCGCCTGAGCCCGGAGGAGGTGATCCTCTTGCTCAACTTCTTGGGGCAGGTGCTGGATTTAGACCTGAAGCTGGGGAGTGACTGAGATGGCTGCCGCCAAAGCACCCGCCAAGATGCCCGCAGAGCGCCGCAGGGTGCTGCTGGGGCTGGCGCACACGGCGGCGCTGCTGCTGGGCCTGGACGATGAGTCGCGCCGGGCCGCGCAGCAGGCGTTTGCGGGCTACACCTCGCTCAAGGACTTCACCGACCGGCAACTGCTGGCCTGGTGCTACGAGCTCAAGCGCCGGGGTGCGGCAATAGGCATCCCGGGCCCGGCGCCGCGTGGCGGCCAAGGCTGGGAGCGGCCCACGCCGCAGCAGTGGACACAGATCGAGCGCCTGGCGCTTGAGCTGGGGCTGGATGAGGCGGCGCTGGTGAGTTTTGCGCGCCGCACCTGCGGTGTGGATGACCCGGCCTGGATGAACCGCAGCAATGCCTCGCAGTTGATCGTGGGCCTGAGCCGCTGGGCGCGCCAGGGCCGGCGCGCACCGGCGCAACAGCAAGAGGAGAGCGCGAATGTCACCTGAGCAGATCGAGCGCGTGCGCGCATTGCGTGAGATGGGTTTTACCTGGCGCGCGGTGGAGCAGCGCATGGGGGTTTCGCGCGAGACCATCGTTAAGGCCATGCCGGGTGATGGCGGCTGGCTTGGGGTGAGGCCCAAGGCGCAGCGCCGCCCCTGCCTGTGCTGCGGGGTGGCGTTTGTCAGCGAGGGGCCGCACAACCGGCTGTGTGGGCGCTGTGGCAAGCAGTCGGCCTCGCCCTTTGTGCCTTTTGTGTAGGAGCGGCACATGCCAGTAGCCGATACCGCCTTGCTCGAGCGCCTGATGGGGCGCGAGGCGCTCGAGCAGCTGGTGCAGCTCGCGGGCGGGCTGGCGCTGCGCGTGCCCAAGCGCCCCCCGCTGCCGGGGGTGCTGGCCGAATTGCCGCCGCTGGCGCAGGAGCAGTTGGCGCGCTATGTGGGCGGCGATGTGATATATATCCCGAAATGCGACGCGCGGCTGCGCTTGCAGCGCGATGCCGCCATCGTGGCCGCCTACGATGCCGGCGCCACCGTGAAGGCGCTGGCGCGCAGCTACGACCTGAGCGAGCGCTGGGTTTATGAGATCTTGGGCAGGCCGCAAGATGAGGCGCGCCAAGGCGCGCTGTTCTAGGCACCGCCCTTTGCGCGCTGAAGTTGGCGCATGAAGCGCTTCAGGCTCGACCAGAGCCTGCGTGGCAGCAAAAATGGCTGCCATGAGTGAACAAACCCCCCTCTTTGGACGCTGGCCCCTGGCTGCCCTGACGGTGAGCCTGTCGATGGTGGGCGGCCTGGCGGTGCACGAAGGCTTCAGGGACCGCGCTTACGACGACGGCGTGGGGGTGCAGACGATAGGCTTTGGCACCACGACGCGGCCCGACGGATCGCCGATCCGGCCCGGCGACCGCATCACGCCCGAGCGCGCGGTGGTGCGCATGACCGCCGACGCGGCGCGCATCGAACGCCAGATGAAGGCCTGCCTGCCGCCGCTGCTGCCACTGCACCAGCATGAGTGGGACGCCTTTGTGTCGCTGGGTTACAACATTGGCAGCGGGGCCTTTTGCCGCTCGACGCTGGCGCGCAAGCTGCGCCAGACGCCGCCGGATTACACCGGGGCCTGCAACCAAATTTTGCGCTGGAACCGCGCCGGCGGGGCGGTGATGCGCGGCCTCACGGTGCGCCGCCAAGACGAGCACCGGCTGTGCCTGGGCCTGTCTGCGCCAAGTGCGCCCACCCCAGCCAGCGGAGCAGCGCCGTGATGTGGCTGCTCTGGCCCATGGTGCTCTGGCGCATCTGGTGCGGGGGCTGGTGGTGATGCGCTTGCTTATGGGTGCCAGCAGCGCCTGGCCGCTGCTGGCGGGCGCGGCGCTGCTGAGCCTGGGCGGCGGCTTTGCTGCGGGCTATGCGCTCAAGGGCGTGCAGGCCGAGGCCGAGCTGGCGCAGGTGCAGGCGGCACACGCCGCCTACCGCGAGGCGGCGGCGCAGCAAGCGGCACAGCGGCTGGCGGTGGCGCAGCAGGCCGAGCGCCAGGCGGCGCACACACTGGATGCGACACGCAGCCGCCTGGCGGCTGCCAACCGGAGGCTAAAAAATGCACTCAATACCCTTGATGACCGCGGCGGCGGCCTGTCTGCTCGCGCTCGCGGGCTGCTCAACGACGCCATCGCCACCCAGCAGCAACCCGCTGCCTTGCCCGAGGCTGCCAGCGGCGCTGCTGGTGCCACTGCCAGCGCTGCAACCGATTCCGGCGGACCTGCCGGGGCCGGCCCAGCCAGTGCCGCTGGTGCGGCCAGCGAGCGCGCCGTCGGGCACTGGATTGCAGACGCCATCGGCCTCTACGCCGAGTGCCAGGCCCGGCTTGCAGCCGTCCGCGAGTGGGACGAGGTGACGCATGGAAGGTGATGTGGCCGCATCTTATGTGCGCCTTTTGGCCATCGGCTTGACCTTGGTGGGGCTGGTGATCGGGGTGATCGTGGGCATGATGCGCTGGATGGTGCAGCGCATCATGAAGGACATCGACGACCGCCTGGGTCGCATGGAAGACCTGACGCAAAAAGTGGCGCAGGTGGACAACGACCTGAAACGGTTGATCGCCGACATGCCGCTGTACTACCAGCGGCGCGAGGATGCGATCCGCGACTACACGGCGATCAACAGCAAGCTGGATCGGCTGTATGAAATTTTGGTGCTGATGCGCGGGGAGAAACGCCATGACTGAACGACGGCTAGACGCCGCGATTGACATTGCCCGCGCCGAGCGCGAGAGCCTGCGCTGGGTGCTGCTGACGGCGCTGTGGCACGCGCGCCCCTACGGGGCCGACGAGATGCTGCTGCTGCGTGTGGCCGCCGATGTGCCGCTGCGCGCCAGCGCCGACATGGTGCGGCGCGAGATCGGCTGGCTGGAGGCGCGCCACCTGGTGACTGTGGGCCGCGAAGGCCCGCAGTGGTGGGCCAAGCTGGCGGCCCAGGGCGAGGACGTGTACGACTACCGTGCCGAGGCCCCGGCGGGGCTGGCCCGGCCGCCACGGTGGTGAGTGCGTGATGCCCAGACGCCAAAAAATCGACGCCCTGCCGACCGCACTCAAGCACGAGCTGGAGAGCGTGCTGGCGGGCAAGGCCCACGGCGGCTATGCGGCGCTGGAGGCGTGGCTGCTGGAGCAGGGCTACGCCATCGGCAAGAGCAGCGTGCACCGCTACGACCAGCGGCTGCAGGCGGTGATGGCGCGCATTCGGGCCAGCACCGATGCGGCACGGCTGATCGTGCAGGCCTCGCCCGACGAGGCTGACGAGCACAGCGCGGCGGTGTTGCGCATGGTGCAGTCCAGCCTGTTTGAGGCCATCACGCGGGTGACCGAGGCGCAAGACGCCGACCCCGCCGACCAGGTGAAAGTGTTGAGCCAGGCGGCGCGCGCGATTGCCGAGGCGAGCCGGGCCAGCATTGGGCAAAAACGCTGGGCCGACGAGGTGCGCGAGCGCCTGGACGCGCTCGAGCGCAGTGCCACCAAACAGGGGCAGCGGCTCGATGCCGATACGCTGCGGGTGATCCGCGAAGGCTTGTATGGTGGCTAAAGCCGAGTCGCCCGTACTCTACGCCTACCAGCGCCGCTACCTCGCAGACGAGAGCCGCTGGAAGGCGGCCTGCTGGAGCCGCCAGACCGGCAAAACCTTTTGCACCACGCTGGAGGCGGTGCTCGATGTGCTGGCCGCCGAGGCGCAGGGGCGGGTGGCGCGCTGGACGATCTTGTCAATCTCGCGCGACCGGGCGCTGGACGCGATACGCAACGGCGCCGCGCTGCACATGCGCGCCGTCGGGGCGGCTTTTGACTTGCTCGAAGTGCCTTTTGCGGCCGAGGAGATGGCGCACATGGTGCGGCTGCCGGGCGGCAGCTACATCCGGGCCATTGCGGCCAAGCCGGAAACCGCGCGCGGCATGAGCGACAACCTGATTTTGGACGAGTTCGCGCACCACAAGGACAACCGCGCGCTGTGGCGCGCGCTGGTGCCGGTGGTATCCAAGCCGGGGCTCAAGCTGCGCGTGATTTCGACCCCGAACGGTGTGGGCGACATGTTTCACGAGATCATGGGCGACGGGCTGGGTGGGCTGTTTTCGCGCCACACGGTGACGATCCACGATGCCGTGGCCGACGGGCTGGAGCGCGACATCGGCGAGCTGCGCCGCGCCGCGCGCGACCCCGACACCTGGGCGCAGGAGTTCGAGTGCGCGTTTTTGGACACGGCGGCGCGCGAGTGGCTGAGTTACGACGAGATTTTGCGCGCCCTCGAAGCCCCGGAGCTGCCGCCTTTTGACGGACGGCCCGTGTATGTGGGCATGGATATTGCTGCGCGCGGCGACTTGACCGTGATCGCGGCGCTGGAAGACGTTGGCGCGGGGGTGCTGGCGCTGCGTGAGCTGCGCGTGCTGCGCGGCGAGAGCTTTGCGGCCCAGCTGGCCGAGCTGGACCGGGTGATGCGCCAGTACCGGGTGGTGCGCTGCTGCATCGACCAGACCGGCATGGGCGAAATGCCGGTGCAGGAAGCGCAGCGCCGCCACGGCGGCTACCGCGTGCACGGGGTGCTGTTTACGGCGGCGCGCAAGCTCGACCTGGCGGTTGCGCTCAAAGACCGGCTGCAGGCGCGCACGCTGCGGCTGGGGCTGCCCAGCGAGCTGCACCCGGCACTGATCGACGACCTGCGCGCCGTGAAGATGGAGCCGGGCACCGGTGGCGTGCCGCGCCTGCTGGCCGCGCGCGATGCCGCCAGCGGTCACGCCGACCGCTTTTGGGCGCTGGCGCTGGGTTGCGCTGCGGCCGATGCCGGGGTGCCGGTGTATGCCTACGAGAGCCTGGCGCGGCGCAGCTTCGGCCGCCGCGATGAAGTTGAACCAGGCGGCGCACCGCGCGCCGCCGAATGGCAAGGATGGTGATGCACATGCGCGACTTCAAGACCGATTTACGCAGCGAGATTGCGCGCCCGGCACAGACCGGGCTGCGCAGCGTCTGGCAGTGGCGGCCGCTGGCCAGCCTCACGCCGTCCGGGGTGGCCGATATTTTGCGCCGCGCCGCCATGGGCGACGGGCACGATTTTTTGCTGGCTGCCGACGACATCCGCGAAAAAGACCTGCACTACCGCGCCGTGCTGCAGTCGCGCACCATGGCGGTGGCAGGGCTGCCGGTCGATGTGCAGGCGCACGACGAATCGGCGCTGGCACAGCGGGCTGCGGAGCTGGTGCGCGAGGCGCTGGGGCGGCTGAACCTACCCGAGCTGGTGGCGCACCTAATGGATGCTGTGGCCAAGGGTTATGCCGTAGCCGAAATCGTCTGGGATACGCAGGGGCCGAGCTGGCTGCCGGCGCAGGTGCTGGTGCGCGAGGCGCACTGGTTCACCTGGGACCGTGACACGGGCCGCCTGCTGCGCCTGGTTGATGGCAGCCCGGAGGGGATGGTGCTGTCGCCATGCAAAATGATCGTGCACGCGCCGCCCTTGGCCGGCGGCGTGGCGCTGCAAGGCGGGCTGGCGCGCAGCGCGCTCTGGGCCTGGGTGTTCAAGAGCTATGCGCTGCGCGACTGGGCGCGCTTTTGCGAGCTATTCGGCCAGCCAATCCGGCTCGGTAAATACCACGCCGGGGCCAGCCCCGAGGATGTAGCGGTGCTCAAGCGCGCCGCTTTCGAGCTGGGATCGGATGCTGCCGCCGTGATACCGCAGGAGATGGCGCTGGAGCTGGTCGAGTCCGGCTCCAAGGCGGCATCGGCCGACCTGTATCACAAGCTCATCGATTACCTCGACAAGCAAATATCGAAGGCTGTGCTGGGCCAGACCATGACCACCGACGACGGGGCCAGCCTGTCGCAGGCGCAGGTGCACGAAGGCGTGCGGCGCGACCTGGTGCGCGCCGACGCGCTGGCGCTGGCTGCCACGCTGGAGCGCGATCTGGTCGCGCCGCTGGTGCGGCTCAACCTGGGCGAGGCGGCCCCGCTGCCCAAGCTGCGGCTGCTGCTGGCCGAGCCGCGCGACATGGCGGCGCTGGCCGAGCAGGTGGCGCGGCTGGCCGAGGTGGGCGCGGCCATTCCGCAGGCGTGGGTGCGCGCGCAGTTCGGCATCCCCGAACCAGAGGCCGACGAGCCGCTGCTGGGCGGTGTGCCCAAGGGTGCGCCGGCGCCGCCCGAGCCGCTGGCGGCGCAGCGCGTGCGCGCATTGCATGCGACAAATTTCATTGCGGGCGCGGCCGAAGGGGCGGCGCCGCCGGTGGCGCCCGACCTGCCAGAAATGCAGGCCGATCGGCTCGCGCTGGAGTGTGAGCCGGGCTGGGCCGAGATCATGGCCAGCGTGGCGGGCATGGTCGAGCGCGCGCAAAGCCTGCCCGAGCTGCGCGATGCGCTGCTGCAGGCCTATGGCGACCTGCCCCAGCGGCGCTTGACCGAGGCCATGGCGCTGGGCTTTGCCGCCGCCGATCTGGCCGGGCGCTTTGCTGTGCAGGCCGAATCGGGTGAGGCGGCCCAGGGCCTGCCAGCGGAGCCCGGTGATGGCCGACGCAGTTGACGTGGCCGACCCACGGCAGCAGCCGCAGATAGCGGCGGTGCTCAAGCGCCCGTTTGCCGAGCAGGTGGCGTTTTTTAGGGGCAAGCTGGGGCAGTTGGTGCCCACGGCCACGTGGCGCGACATGCAGCGCGAGCAGCACGACCGCGCCTTCATGGTGGCGGGCGCGGCGCGCGCCGACTTGCTGGCCGACCTGGCCGGCGCGGTGGACAAGGCCATAGTCGATGGCGAGTCGATCGGGCAGTTCCGGGGGCGCTTTGGCGAGATCGTGCAGCGCCAGGGTTGGCAGGGCTGGACGGGCAGCGACACCGATGCCGGGCGCGCCTGGCGCACGCGCGTGATCTACACCACCAATCTGCGCACCAGCTACGCCGCCGGCCGGCTGGTGCAGTTGCAGCATTTCCCGCTTTGGGTTTACCGGCACTCGGGTGCCGAGCACCCGCGCCTGCAACACCTGGCTTGGAACGGACTTACGCTGCCTGCCGACGATGCCTTTTGGCGCACCCACTACCCGCCCAACGGCTGGGGCTGCGGCTGCCGCGTGGCCGGGGCCAGCAGCCCGGCCGGGGCGCAGCGTGTGGGCGGCATCCCCGGCTACGGTGCGCCGCCACCGGGCTGGAACGTGCGCGACCCCAGCGGCAACCTGCCCGGCGTGGGCGAGGGCTGGGACTATGCGCCCGGCGCCAGCGTGACGGATGCGGTGCGGGCGCTGGCGGGCAAAACGGTCGCTTGGCCGTATGAGATTGCAAAGGCGTTCATGGTCTCTGTGCCGGACAAGGCGCGCGATGCGCTGGCTATTGCGATACGACGCCAGCCAGAAACCGAAGCGGCGGTGCGCCGCTACGCGCAGCGCGCCATGGGCGCCCAAGGCGCCGCGCCATATCAGACCATGGGACTGCTGACTGCGGCGCAGGCCGACGAGGTTGCCCGCATCACCGGGGGAGCGCTTGGGGATGGGCTTTATGATTGGACGCTGGACGCATCGACCGTGCGCAAAGTGCTCAAAGATCACGGTGACGATGCAGCAGAGGCGCGATCCGGCCAGGCCGGCTTGAGTCTCCAGGACTTTGGGCGCCTGCCGCGCATCATCGATGGTGCCGACCGCATCGAGTATGGCGGCCAATCGGGCGTGGGGCGGCACGTGGTGCGCGTGATCAAGCGCATGGGCCAACTCGAATACTGGGCTGTGTTCGAGGTGCGGTCGGGGCGGCAGATGCTTGCGCTGCAGTCTATGTGGATCAGAGGCCGTCCCCCAACCCTACGCCCGTGACGCTTCGTGGTATGAGCACGACGATCGGATGCAACCGGCCTCTAAGCGAGCAATCCTACCATGATCCGCATCGAACTCAATGACCGCGAACTGCGCGCCTCCCTGCGGCGGCTGCAGCAGCGGGTGGGCGACCTGGGGCCCTTCATGCGCGAGGCGGGCGAGCTGCTGAGCCAGTCCACCATCGACCGCTTTGGCCGTGGCGTGGCCCCCGACGGCAGCCGCTGGGCCCCCAACCGCCCCAGCACCCTGGCGCGCAAGCGCGGCAGCAAGCCGCTCATTGGCGAGACGCGCGAGCTGTCGCGCGGCATCGACTACCGCGCGGGCCGCGAGCAGGTAGAGGTGGGCAGCAGCCGCATCTACGCCGCCACGCAGCAGTTCGGGGCCAAGGCCGGGGCCTTTGGGCGCACCCGGCGCGGGCATAAAATACCTTGGGGCGACATTCCGGCGCGGCCATTCTTGGGTGTGTCGGCGGCGGATCGCTCGGCCCTGCTCGACGCGCTGGCCGAACACCTCGGCCCGGCCTAAACGGCCCGCCGGGCAGCGCCCAAAGTGCCGAGCCCTTAAAACGGCCCAGGAGCGCTTTTCGGGTCTGGTGGCTACCTAGCCCTAGGGGGGTCTTTATTCAACCCCATTCAACGGGTCAAAACGCGCCGCAGGGGCATCGGCAGGGCTGATCTGAAGCGCTTCAAGCTCCACGGCATCGGCAAGGGCCGCCAAACTGTGGCCCATGCTGCACCGAGCCACCCACATCATCACCCTGCTACCCGCTCAAGCGCAGGCCGACGCGAGCCTGCCCGAGTGGGTCGAGATCATCCCGGCGGGGCGCTTCAGCGGCCGCGACGGCCGCGGCCCCTACGAGCTCGATGCCGACGCAGTGCTGGCCGCCTTTGCCGCCGGGGCCATCGACTTGCCAGTGGACTTTGAGCACCAGACGCTGGATGCGGCCGACAAGGCCGGGCCGGTGCCTGCCGCAGGCTGGATCAAGGAGCTGCAGGCGCGCGCCAGTGCGCTGTGGGCGCGCGTGCAGTGGACCGAGCGCGCCGCCGAGCTGATCCGCAGCCGCGAATACCGCTACCTCTCGCCGGTGTTCCGGCACGACAAATCCGGGCGCATCCGCGCCTTGGAAGGGGCGGGGCTGACGCACTACCCCAACCTTCACCTCCGCGCGGTCGCGCATATCCAAAAAGGAATCCCCATGACCGAACTCGAACCCATCGCCACTGCGCTGGGCCTGCCCGCCGAGAGCGATGCCGCCGCCCTGGTGGCGCACGCCGGACGGCTCAAGGCCGATCTGGAGGCCGCCCGGCGCGCGCCCGACCCGGCCGCCTGGGTGCCCATGAGCCAGCACCAGGTCGTGGCCGAGACCCTGGCGGGCCTGCAAGCCAAACTGGCCCAAGACCAGGCCGAGGCCGCCGTGCGCACCGCCATGAGCGCGGGCCGCCTGAGCCCGGCGATGCAAGACTGGGCGCGCAGCTACGCCAGCAAAGACCCGCAAGGCTTTGCCGACTGGTGCAGCAAGGCCCCGGTGATCCTGTCGCCCGGCGCACCCGCCGCCGCGCCCGCCGCCAGCCACAGCGCGCTGTCGGATGAGGACCGCTACGTCTGCCAGATGCTGGGCATCGCAGAAAAAGACTTCGCCGCCCACAAGCAAGCCACTCACAAGGAGTAAACCCAAATGCCTATCGTCACCCCTTCCCTGATCACCAGCCTGCGCACCGGTTTTAGCAAGAGCTTCCAAGATGCGCTGGCTGGCACCCCGACCGACTGGACTGAAGTTGCCACCCGCGTGCCCAGCTCCAACGCCAGCAACACCTACGGCTGGCTGAACCAGTTTCCGCGCCTGCGTGAGTGGGTGGGGGCGCGCGTGCTGCGCAACATGGCCGCTCAAGGCTACGTGGTCAACAACCGGCTCTTCGAGAGCACCGTGGGCGTGCAGCGCACCGACATCGAGGACGACAACGTGGGCGTCTATGCGCCGCTGTTTGCCGAGATGGGCCGCGCCGCCCGCACCCACGCCGACGAGCTGGTGTTTGGCTTGCTCGCAGCCGGCGAAACCACGCTGGGCTACGATGGCCAAAATTTCTTTGATGTGGATCACCCGGTGTTCCCGAACGTGGACGGCAGCGGCACGCCCGTGCTGGTCTCGAACGTGCAAAGCGGCGGCGCCACGCCCGGCCCGGCCTGGTACTTGCTGGACTGCTCGCGCGCGCTCAAGCCGCTGATCTTCCAAGAGCGCACCGTGCCCGAGCTGGAGGCCATGACGACCAGCAACGACGAAGGCGTGTTCACGCGCGACGAGTACCGCTACGGCATCCGCTACCGCTGCAATGCGGGCTTGGGCTTTTGGCAACTGGCGCACCGCTCGCGCGCCGCACTGGATGCGGCCAACTTCAACACCGCGATGGCGTCGATGATGAGCGTGCAGGCCGATGGCGGGCGCCCGCTGGGCGTCAAGCCCACGCACCTGGTGGTGCCGCCCACGCTGCGCGCCGCAGCCATGGCGCTGATCGACGCGCAACTGCTCAACGGCGGCGGCAGCAACCCGAACTTCCGCGCCGTCAAGGTGGTGGTCTCACCCTGGGTGCTCTGATGCCCCGCCGCCAAACTAGGCCTTAGCCATGAGCGACACCACACCCGCACCCGCACCCGATCCCGCACCGGCTCGGCGCACCCGCGCCCGCGCCGCACCCGTGCCCGAAGTGGCGCCCGCCAGCGCACCCGAAGCCATCCCTGGCATGGTGCAACTGCAGGTGCGCACGGTGGCGCAGATGGGCGAGCAGGCGCGCTGGCGTGCCGGGTTGCGCTTTGAGCGCCAGCCGCGCCAGGTGCAGGTGACGCCCGAGCAAGCGCAGGCGATCCGCGCCGACGCCATGCTGCAGGCGCATGAAGATGCACCAGGAGCATTGGCATGAGCTACGCCGCCCCGTCTGAACTGGCACTGCGCTACGGTGTGGACCGGCTGGTGGACCTCACCGACGGCGACGGCGTCGGCCTGTCCGACGACCGCATGATCGCGGCGGCCCTGGTGGATGCCAGCGCCGAGATCGACGGCTACCTGTCGGTGCGCTACCAACTGCCGCTGCCCAAGGTGCCCGCGCTGCTGGGCCGGCTGGCTTGCGACATGGCGATCTACCGGCTGCTGGGGCTGCGCCGCATGGGCGACATTGAAGACGCGCGCAAGCGCTACGAAGATGCGCGACGCCTGCTCGAGGGCATTGCATCGGGCAAGGTGGCGCTGGGGCTGCCTGCGGCCCTGCCCGAAGCGCAGCGCCCGGGCCTGAGCCTGGCAGCCGCCCAAGGCGGCCCGGCGGCGACCTTTGGCCGCACTGGAATGGGGGGCTGGTGACATGATTTTGCAACTCGAACGCGCTGCTGTCGAGCGCCTGCGCGCTGCGCTGCAGCCGCTGCCAGTGGATGCGCTGCCCGCGCGCGGCTACCGCTTCACACACGCCAAAGGGGCGGCGGTGGTGCTGGCCAGCGACCTGAGCGCCAGCGACCCCGACGACGTGGGGGCCGCCGTGCAAGAGGTGCGCCTGACGCTCGAGGTGGCGCTGTTTGCACGCTCGCTGCGCGACGGGGCCGGGGTCTGGGACTTGTTCGAGGCCACCCGGCGTGCCCTGCATTCGCAGCGGCTGGCGCTGGGGGCTACGCCGCTGCGCCTGCTCGATGCGCGGGTGCAAGAGGGCGAGGGCGAGGCCTGGACGCTGCTGACGCGCTGGGCCAGCACCTTGCCGCTGATCCCTGATCTGGAGTACGAAGGCGGGCCGCTTTTGGTCCAAGCCATTTTTGAAGGAACCTGACTCATGCTGTACCACTACCAAGGCCCGCGCACGGCCATGACCCTGCCCGACGGCCGCGAGGCGCTGCTGTGCCCCGGCGCCCCCATCGATCTGCCCGACGACAACGAGGTGGTGCAAACCCTGGTGGCGCTGGGCCGCCTGGTGCCCGCCGATGCGCCCGCACCCACCCCGGCGCGCAAGCCCAGCCCCAGCAAGACCATTACCACGGAGTAAACCCACATGGCAGCCAACTTTTTACACGGCGTCGAGACCATCGAGATCGACCGCGGCCCGCGCCCGATTCGCACCGTCAAGACCGCCGTCATCGCCCTGATCGGCACCGCGCCCAGCGGCCCCGTCAACACCCCCACGCTGGTGCTCTCGGAGCGCGACGCGGCCCAGTTTGGCAGCATTGGCGCGCCAGACTCGGCCGGACACACCATCCCGCAGGCGCTGGATGCCATCATGGACTACGGTGCCGCCACGGTGATCGTGGTCAACGTTTTTAACCCGGCGCTGCACACCGTGACCGCGCAGGCCGGGCGCACGCCGATTGCGCCCAGCCACATCATTGGCGGTGTCGATGCGGCCGGGGTGCGCACCGGGCTGCGCGCCGTCGAAGACGCATTCAACTTGTTTGGCTTCAACGCCAAGATTTTGATCGCGCCCGGCTACGCCACGCTCACCAGCGTGACCACCGAGCTGATTGCGCTGGCGCACCGGCTGCGCGCCATGGCCCTGATCGACGCCCCGGCCGGGGTGACGGTGCCGCAGGCCCTGAGCGGGCGCGGCCCCGGCGGCTCGATCAACTTCCAGACCTCCAGCGAGCGCGCCATTCTGTGCTACCCGCACCTCAAGGTCTATGACCCGCGCCTGGATGCCGAGCGGCTGGAGCCGATGAGCCCGCGCCTGGCGGGCCTGATGAGCGCCACCGACATCGAGCGCGGCTACTGGTGGTCGCCTTCGAACCAGGAGCTGCGCGGCATCGTGGGCAGCGAGCGCGCCATTACCGCACGCATCAACGACCCCTTTAGCGAAGCCAACCTGCTCAACGAGGTGGGCATCGTGACGGTGTTCAACAGCTTTGGCACCGGCTTTCGGGCCTGGGGCAACCGCAGTGCGGCCTGGCCTACGGTGACGCACCCGCGCAACTTCATCAATGTGCGCCGCACTGCTGACGTGCTGCACGAGTCGGTCGAGCACTCGATGCTGCAGTTCATCGACCGCCCGATCAACGACGCGCTGATTGACGACATCAAGGGCTCGGTCAACGGCTTCATCCGCACCCTGATCGGGCGCGGCGCACTCATCGACGGCGCCTGCACCTACGACCCGGCCAAGAACCCGCCCACCCAGGTGGCGCTGGGGCACATCACTTTCGACATCAGCTTCATGCCGCCTACGCCCGCCGAGCGCATCAGCTTCGAGAGCTTCATCGACATCGAGCTGCTGCGCGGCTTGGGCGGCCAGCAGTAACCAGGGGAACGCATCATGGCAAAAATCCAAATTCACCGCATCACCAACGCCAACATCTACCTCGACGGGCAGTCGCTGCTCGGGCGCGCCGACTCGATCGACCTGCCACAGGTCAAGGTCAAAATGACCGAGCACAAGGCGCTGGGCATGGTCGGCACCATCGAGGCTTTTGCGGGCTTCGAGAAGCTCGAGGGCAAGGTGCGCTGGTCCAGCTACTACGCCGACGTGCTCAAGAAGGTGGCCAACCCGTTCAAGGCGGTGCAGCTTCAGGTGCGCGGCTCCATGCCCATCATCCTGGGCGGCAGCGTCTCGCGCGAGGCCCCGGTGGTGGCGCTGCTGTCGGTGGTGTTCACCAGCCTGCCCGGCGGCGTGTTCAAACAACACGAGAACGTCGAGCTCGAAACCGACTTCATCGCCTACTACATGAAGCTCACGGTGGACGGCCAGGACGTGACCGAGATCGACGTGCTGGAAAACATCTACAAGGCCGGCGGGGTCGATCTGCTGGCCCAGTACAGCGCCAACATCGGAGGCTGATCGCATGGAACCCAAACAAATCACGCTGGCGCACCCGGTCAAGCTGGCCAGTGGCCAGACGCTCACCAAGCTGGCCATGCGCCGCGCCAAGGTGCGCGACCTCAAAGAGGCGCAGCGGCGCAGCGACAAGGCCGAGGAGCAAGAGCTGGCGCTGCTGGCGCTGCTGTGCGGCGTCACGCCCGAAGACCTGGAGGAGCTGGACTTGTCGGACTATCGGGTGCTGGCAGACTCCTTTCGCGCCATGCTGGATAAAGCCTGAGCCGCTCTGGCAAGGCGCGGCGCTGCTGGCGCGCTGGTTTCGCTTCCAGCCGTCGGAGATCGATGCGCTGGAGGTGGCCGACTTTGTGCGCTGGCTAGAGCTGGCGCAGCAGCAGATCAAGGATGAGGCCAGAGCATGAGGGCCAGCGCAGGGATGATCAAAAAAGGCAGGGCAATGGCAACGACCACAACGACCGACTCCGATGGCTGCATCTGACATCCTTTTTAGCATCAGGCTGGGCGCGCTGGGCACAGCGGCAGTCGGCGCGGCACTGGCCAGCACCAAGGGCTCGCTAGACGGACTAACGCGCGCCGGCGACGTACTGCAATCGCGCCAGGAGCGGCTCGGGCGCGTGATGGCGCAGGCGCTGCAACACCCCCAGCGCGCGCTGGGCGACCTGCGGCGGCGCTACGACGAGCTCGGCAGCGCCATCACCAACGTGCAGAACCGGCACCAGGCGATGCAGCGCAGTATGGATCGGCGCGACCAGCTGGCGCAGGGGCGCGAGCAAATTGGCGGTGACCTCATGGGCGCGACGGCAACCGCTGCCGCCGTGGGGGCGCCGGTGTTGGCGGCGATGCGCGAGGCGGTCAACTTCGGCGATGTCATGAACGATCTGGCCATCGTGGGCGACCTCACCCGCGATGAGCAAGCCCGTCTGGGTGTGACGCTGCGCGGCGTGGCCCTGAGCGTAAATCAGACGGCAAGCGAAGTGGCGCGCGGTACCGCGCTGCTGATCGCCAACGGCATGGAGACCAAAAAAGCCGCCGACCAGGCCGCCTTACTGGGGCGGTTCACCACCGCCAGCCGCGCCAGCCTGGATGATGCGGCGCGCATGATGGTCTCCTTTGATGTGCTGGGCGTGTCGGCGCAAGATATGGAGCTGGCGTTCTCGCAGGCTGCCACTGCGGGCAAGCTGGGCAGTTTTGAGGTGCGCGATATGGCGCGCTGGTTCCCGGCGCTGGGTGGGCAAATGAAGGCCATCGGCGTGGTGGGCAACGAGGCCGTGGTCAACATGGCTTCGCGCCTGCAAATTGCCATGGCCACAGCAGGCAGCACCGACGAAGCCGCCAACAACTTTCGCAACTTCCTCACCAAACTCACCAGCCCCGATACAGCCAAGGATTTCGAGCGCCTGGGAATCGACCTCCAGGGCCGCATGCTGGGCCTGGCGCGCCAGGGGCTGGACCCGATCGAGGGTGCGGTGGGCATGATCATGGAGCGCATCGGCCAGCAGACCCCCGCTGTGGCGCAGGAGTTGCAGGCGCTCTCGAACGAAATCGCGGCGATCAAAGACCCGGCCGAGCGCGCCACAGAGATGCAGCGGCGCCGGGGCATGATCGAGGCCCTAGGCCAGCGGGCGGGCCTGGGGCAGGTGTTCCAGGATATGCAGGCCACCAGCTACCTGCTGGCAGAGCTGCAAAACCGCGACCAGCTCGGCCGCATTCGTGCGCAGACCGCCAGCGGCCGCAACGCCGAGGGCACCCTAACCCTGGACGCAGATTTTGCTCGGCGCGAGGAGTCACCGGCCGAGCAACTCAAGCGGCTGCGCATCCAGTTGCAGGATATGGCGATCAGCATCGGCGAAGCTTTGTTGCCGGCCGCACTCTCTTTGGCGCAGGCGCTCACGCCTATCGCTCTGGGTATCAGCCAGTGGGCGCAAGCCAACCCGGAATTGATCCGGTTGCTGGCAGGCGTGGTGCTGGGCGTGACGGCATTCAAGCTCGGCGCCTTGGCGGTTGGCTGGGCGGTCAACTTCCTGGTGCTATCGCCCCTCAACTCCTTGGGGTTGGCATGGCAGTCGCTGGCGGCGCGCGCGGCCATCGGGCGTGCCGCGATGCTGGCGGGGGCTGCGCCGATGCAGGCGGTGGCGGCCAGCAGCGGGCGGGCCGGTGCGGCCGTCATGAGGCTGGGCGGAGTAATTAGGGGGCTGGGCCGGGCGATCATGATGGTAGGTCGCCTCGCGCTCATGAACCCGATCGGGCTGGCGCTCACCGCCGCCGCGCTGCTGGTTTACAAATTCTGGGGGCCGATTGCCGGCTTCTTCCGGGGGCTGTGGAGCGGGCTGGTGGCCGGGCTGGCCCCGATAGCGCAGTCGGTGCGGGCCGCCTTCGCGCCGGTGGTGCCGCTGCTCGCGCCCATCGGCAGCCTGCTGTCGCGCGTGGGCGGCTGGTTTCGCGCCCTGATCAAGCCCGTGGAGGATACGGGTGGAGCAGCAGAGGCGTTTGGTGTGCGAGTGGGCAACGGCATAGCCACTGTGGTGCGCGCGGTGCTAGGTATTCCGGGCATGCTGCGGGCGCTGCCGGGGCAGATGCTGGCCATTGGTGGTCAGATTGTGGCCGGGCTGATCCAAGGCATCCGGCAAAAGATGGCCGCCGCCGGGCAGGCCGTGGCCGAGCTGGGGGCCGCCGTGCGCGACCGGCTCAAAGGCTTTTTGGGCATCCGCTCACCCTCGCGGGTGTTTGCCGAGTTGGGCGGAAATCTTTCCGAGGGGCTGGCGCTGGGCATGGGGGCCCGGCTGGATGCGGTGACCAAGGCCGCCGCCGGCATGGCCGCCGCCGCTACGGTGGCGCTCGGCTCCACGGCTGCCATGGCCGCCCCGCTGCTGCCCGCTGCGCCGGTGCTGCCCGAGGCGGTGCAATCTATCCGCCAGGCGCTGCTGCCCGCTGCGGCCCCGGTGCTGCCCGAGGCGGTGCAATCTATCCGCCAGGCGCTGCTGCCCGCTGCGG